CGACTGTCTTCGCTGTTCGTCTGATCCAAAGATTCCCCATCTGTCGGTTCGTTCTCCGTTTCTTTCTTTCCGAAAAAACCTGCTTCATCCAAGAATTCATTCACTTCACCAAATAGATCCATAGTTGTTTTCCCAGAATCTAGGTATTGTTCGAATGCTTCAGTGATAACTTTATCCGTTACACCGCTTGTTTTATTTGCACCTTGCAACACGATCAGCAAACTATTTGATGGAGGTAATTTGATTTCTCCTTGTTTCTTAACGAATAAGCCCATGATGCCTTCATCTAATCGTTTTTCAATTGCTAAAACGGCTTTACCATCCAATCGGAGTTGTAAAGTTAGATCCCCTAGTTCGAATGGTGTTGTGTGTGGAAATTGTGCAATATTGTTTTTTGACATAGTTATTTTCCTCCTAAGATAAAAAGGCTAGTCTTTCGACTAACCTTCCTCTGGTTCTGTTAATGTTAAAACGTGTGTGTCTTTTTTATTCCCGGCATTTGTTGTACCTGTTGTTGTATAGGTTCCTGGCGGCACATCTGCAGTCCAGGTAATATTCCCAGTGTTCGATACTGCTAAACCTGCAGTAGTTGGTGCAATTGTATACTTAACAGTTTTATCAGTAGCATCACTAGGTGATACAGTTGCTGTCAATTGACGATTTGATGCAGTCCCCGCAACTGCGGTAGATGTCTTCGGTGACAAAGTAACCGACTCGGGGTTGATTACTTTGCCGGCGCAGGTGTCATAGTCGGCCCTTCACTAACAACCACACCTAAGTTAAATCCAATGGCTTGATTGACTTCTGCGCCATCAAATTTGTAATATGGTTCTCCAGTAAACTCTGATTTTAATCCATCTGGATATGTGATTGTCCAATCGACCGATTTTTTTGATTCAACCAAGGCGTGAATATCACGGAAGTTATCTCCTTGATATACGATCGCAAATTCTAAGTTGTCAGTATCTTCGATACCTTTGATATAAGCTTTCTTTTCTGATCCCAAGTGTGTAACGTCTACTTTCTCTGGGTCACTACCCAAAGCCGGGATAGATTTAACTGCTGCAACAGTTTTTGTCGTTGAACCATCTTTATATGTTAAGACAGTTCCTTTTGATAATAGTCCTGCAAAATCCATGTGTAATTCCTCCTATTTTTTGTATACATATTTTGTAACATTATCAACTACAGCTGTTACTTCAACGATGATCCGCTTTAGATCAGCCGTGTTAGCATCTTTAGCGGTACCAGAAAAACCAATACTACCGAATGTGCTTAAAACACTTTCAGCAATACTGGTCTGGCTTTTGTCTCCGTACAATTCAACTGTGATTGTCCAATCTGTTTGTAACTCATTACCCAACGAATCGATCTGATGTGGTTTATTGGCTGTCCGATAAATTGCTAATGGGAATGTATTCCAACTTGAAGGATAGTCCGTCGCAATCTTTTTGATGTCAGTGACAGCTTGTAATACTTCAACGGTGACTGTCTTCATCTTCACACGTTCCATCACTTCAACTCCCTTAACTTGCGTTGTACATGTTCTTTGTAGATTTCTGGCGCTTCACCGATCAAATCTACTAAAGAAGGATACAAGAACGGTCGTGCTGGCTGTCCTATGGTAATGTAGAAGTCTGTACCTTGAACAGTCACACGAGGAATACCGTATATAGCTTCTAAATCCACCGCAACATCTTTCGCTGGGATAAACCATGCTGTTTGCGAATAGACTGGTGTAAATCCTTCTGGCAAATCTTTAGGACTAGCTTCACCGACAGGACCTGTACCAACTTCGCGAAATAGTGCTTCTTGCTTGTCGGACCAGACACGTCCAACAATTTGGTTCTGTGCATTAATCACGACTTCGTTTTTCAAACTACCCAACAATTCACCACTAGAATATTTCATGCTAGATGACAATCGCAGTTCTGCGGCTTGCTTAATCAACTCGGTGATTTCAAAAGTCGCATCCCACATCGCATCATCCAAGATTTGCGGTATCGCTTTGACTTTTCGCCGTAAACTTTCAAGGCCTTTGATTTCAACTCCCACGATTATCATTCCTTTCTAGCATAATGTTCTTGTGTGTCGAAAATGTCTGGATAGATTTGATTGTGAAATCTGGCTCTTCATCTTTGCCAACATATACGCAAACGCCATCTAGTTCGTTATGTGCCTCGTTAATCACAAAACCTTGGTATTTACATGCTTTCATTGTTTCGAGCTTGCTGCCATAGATTTGGGCATTTATCGTACCACTTGCAGCCTGTACATTCATACGCAACTCAATTGGTTCAAATGGGTATGTGATTATTTCTTCTGCTTCTTCGTCATGAGTGACTTTTCGCTTTTTTAGGTAGACTGTTTGCAAGTCTCGTTCTCTAAGTCTCATCTGAACGACCTCACTTTTGCTACTCTATAGCGATTGAGTTTTGATCGAATCTTTGCAGGAATACCAATTTCGAACGATTGAGATACACCGCCCTCAGTACGGGCTGTTTCCCCTTCGTTGCCTTCAGTATTTCTGCGAAAGATATACAAATCTTTAACAGAAGATGGCATATTGCCCACAAGCACATCACGATTGCAATAATCCAAGGCATCATACATGGCATCTTTGATATCATCTTTCAATACCTCAATAGCCGTTGGATCCGTGATAGAAAACTTACGCCCTAGTTCGACAGCAAGCGTATCTAGGACGACTTGGTTTTGTTCTTTCATAAGCTATCACACCTTACAAAGTTACTTGATTGTCATTCATTAGCTGAATCAACGCATCCCGATCAGCTTCTTCAGGAATATCAATCTCTGCAGCCTCAAGCGCTTTGCGCAAAGTAGCTTCTTTGACTCCCTTGAATGGAACATTTTCAATTTCTTCGATTTTATCAAACAAATCATCATTCATATGTTCGTTTTCAATCGTTAGTTCTTTACCAGAAACATATCGTTTCCCCGCATAAAATACGGGGATATCTTTTACTTTGACTTTAAACATTGTTTTTCCTCCTATGCGATTGGTTGTGCTTGGAATACTTCATCAGCAGCTGCAAATGAAGGCAATGCAGTTGCAACAGCTTTCGTCCAAGTTCCGACAGGATCACGCGTTTCATCGTAAACAGATGCCAATACATTGCTGACAAGCGTAGTATCAACTGCTGGGTCACGAGTTAAACGCGTTTCTTCAGCGGTTGGCCCATATAATGTTTCACCCAACAAGTCGTCATTGAACATTGCAAATTTGTTTTCTGGGAAATATTTCTTAGTAGTATATTTCCCATTAGCTTCCTGTACTTTGTATTTTTCATCGTAAGTACGGATCACTGGATACCCATGAGTTTCCATGAACGCATCCAAGTCAGCTTGAGAAACTATACGACCAGAATCTTTACCGAAGATTGCAGCAATGATTTTAGGATGGGTAGCAAGCGCACGATAAATTTTGCGAGAAGTCAATGCACGAGTTGGCTTAGTATCCAATACATCAATCCAACGTTCAATATCAGCTAATGGATCAGAATTTTCATTCGTCCATACATTTGTGCCAGTCAAAGCTTCTTTATGTTCAGCAGGCACATGGTAATCAAGCGTGAAGTTCAAACCATTTTCTTTAACAGTCACTTGGCCAGCAGCTAATACTTCCATCCGCATAGCTTCAACACGAGCCCGGACACCAGCTACTAACTGATCGATGTCATTGTAGACTTGACCTACTACATATGCTTGTTCTGCAGGCGTGCGTGGATTCTCTAATGCAATGATGTCTGTTTCTTTCAATTGCATTTTGCGTTTGATCAAGCTCAGTTCCAACTCTTGCTTATTAGCAATACGGCTGCCAATTTCCGCCTCAGTATCGAAGTCGTGGATAGATGCCGCGATAGGGATACGGCTACCACCGCTTAATTGATCCAATTTCAAAGAAGGTTGTTTGCGTTCAGGGAAAAGAGTTTCACCTAGCAAAGGTTTATATTCGCGATCACGAACATAGCTTAAAACTTCATTCTGTGTAAATAATTCCATAATTGTTGGCATGTTTATTTCCTCCTGCTTTCTTTTATTCTCCGCTGCCAGCGGCTACTTTTGGTTTTTTGTTAGCATCTAAGAAAGTGATATTCTTCAATGAAGTGATTGCAGCATCCGTGGGTGCTTCTGGCAAACGATCAGCCAAAACATAACCACCTACAAGGATCGCTACTGGTTGCGAGCCTGTTTCGGCATCCGCAGTTACTGAATTAAATACAATACCTAAAGCTGTAGCGTCATTCGCTGGATAGATTTCACCTGCTTCGAAAGATTTGTCAGCTTGATAGGTAAAGTTTTGAAATTTTGCACTAGCTAAGAAGTTTAAATGCTCAGCTGTTTTAATTGGTTTTACGTACATTTGTTTTTCCTCCTATTTTTTTTATTTCCAAAAGTTGTCGTTTTCTGCTTTTGCACGACTGTTTGCATTTTTGGCATATTGACTACCGATTGATTCTGCACCTGAACCACCACCGTTACCTGCTGGGTTATCAGCTGATCCTGCAAGACGAATGTTGACTGCTTGTTCAACTGCTTCACGAAAGGCTTTAGATACATTGCCATAAGCTTCATCCAAATTCTTTTCATCACCGCCGAACAGTGGTGCCAAAACAGTTGAGAGCGAATCAGGCAGTTTATCAGTAGCAAGCCGTTTGATTGTACCCGCTTCGTCTTTATCCCGCTTCAGAGCCACACGATCGGCTTCTAATTGATCACGTTCTTGTTGCAACTCGTATTGCGCTTTTTCTTCGGCAGACATTTGACCTTTTTTCTCAGCATCTTTGATTTTTTTATCTGCTTCTTCTTGCCATTTAGCCTGTGCTGTTTCGATAGCTTTAGAAATACGTTTGTCAACAACAGAATCAAATTCAGATTGGCTGGTAAAAGAAATTGTTTTACTTTCTCCATCGCCTTCACCGCTACCTTGACCACCGTCTGCACCATCACCATCGCCACCATCAGCAAAGAATTGCAGTTTCATCTTCATCAACCGATTGCCGCATTTTTGTCCTACAAATTGGTCCATTAACAATTTATTCTCTTTCATAGCTTTCTCCTTTACCCATGCACACTCAAAACAGGCATAACAAAAAGCACCCCATCCACGCATTCGCCCAAACACAGTGCTCTCACTTTTGTATTCTATTTTGAACCCACACACGTTATTAGATTATTGCTCACTTAATTTGTAAAGCCCCAAGTAGCTAATGGGCTATTTTGCTTGCTGATAAGCTTTTTTTAATTTGTTATAGCCATTTTTGTTGCCGTATTTCAAGTTTTGGTACTCATTTAGGTTTATCGGCGAATCTTTCTTACCCAAAACATCTTTCAACGACCTGTATTCAGCATTGTCACGCTTGGCATTGACTACTTTTCTCCTCTGTATAGCAATTTCATCATCCGAATACTTTTCTTTCAGCTTATTCATCCAGTCGTTATAGGTCGTATCATCTCTGATCGGAATAACTTTACTGCTGATAGGATCTAATGCGTTTCTAGGTAGATTCAGAGTACGTTTACTGTACATGACAGCTATTGTTCTACACCAAGGATGAAACGGCGGATACGTTCCGCTAGCACCGTTTACCTTAGCTTCAGAAACTGGATAAATTTTATGATCTTTAGCTTTACAGATTTCAGACGTTCGCAAATCCAACACAGCAACAAGCATGTACTCTTTTACGCCGTTGTCTTGCCACGCTTTTAGTTTTGCTTGGTTAGCCATGTAATTAGCTTCTGTACGAATCAAACGCCTAGCGACACCAATGGAACGGTCAAATTCACTAGCTATTGCCTTAGTCATTTCAAACTCAGACATGCCAGTCATAGACTCGACAGTGAACAACTCTTCTAGCCTAGCTGCCAAAGCTTCAGTATCTCCCCATATCCGTTTAGAATAATTCGATCCATGCCAGTGGCTATCAAGGATGTTTTTTGTATACCTGGTCGATAGTTCCTTAAACTGATAATCCTTCTTATTCCAGACCTCGATGACTATGCCATTCTTAGCATTCTCTTGCGCTTTTCGGATGACTGATTCAGCCGTTGCCTCACGATACGATTCGTGAATAGCATCTACATAGAATTCCGTCTGCTTTTCTAGTTGAATATCAGCAACTTGCTTAGAAACTAAAAAAGACTTGGCTTTCAAGTCCTCCGCACGAGTGATGCGCTCTTTAAATGCTAATGCTTGCAATCTGTTTTTTGCTGAAGCTTGTAATTCAGGATCTTTAATCTGTTTAGATAGTTTTCTCAACTCTGTTAAATCTTCAACTGATGTTGTTTGGTTCAGTATCCGTTTAGCCTCATCCTCAGATAGTCCAGATCGTTGCTGAGAGCGAGTAAATAGCTTCCTAACCTTTTGGGTTAAATATGTTTGTGCTTGTCTATACGCTTTCGCCACAGCTTCCTCAACATTGATTGCATCATCGTTTATCTTGTGTTCAGCATCAACATTGCGGCGTTCCC